GGTTCAAGACCTACAATATCGGCATCATGAGCGGCGTGCTCAGCCCCAACGAATGCCGGGCCATGGAAAACAAAAACCCGCGCCCGGGCGGCGATATCTATCTGGCGCCGCTCAACATGGCCGACTCGACCCATCCCGCCGACGGCGAGAAATCCCGTTCCGGGGCTGTTCCTCCCCCTCCTGGCCAGCCGCTCCTCACCAAAGGCGTCCTGGCCAGGGAGCAGCTCCGGGAAACCTTTGCGCCCCGCTTCCGGGCGGTGGCCGCTGGTCTGGTCAGTTACGAGACCGGTGAGCTGCGCGCCCTGATCGCCTCCTCCGGCGGGCAGGTCGGGCCGGAATTCCCCTCCAGTTCCGCCGACCTGTACCGCCGCCTTCCGGACTATATCCGCTCCCAGTTCATCGTGCTGATGCGCGAATATGCGTTGGCGGTCCGTGACGCCGCCCTGGCCGAGATCGGCAGCGACCAGCGGCCCGTTGATCTTGGTGCCTTTATCGACGGCTTGCTCGCCTCATTCGCTGCTCGCTACATCGGCTCGAGCGAGGGCCAGTTGGCCGCGCTGATCAACGAGACGGCGCTCGAAGAGGTGGCCGCCGCCATTGAAACCCGCCTGGCCGAATGGGAAACAACCCGCCCCGACAAGATCGCGGCGCAGGAGCCGGTGCAGCAGGAAAGCGCGGTGTCCCGGTTTGTGTGGGCAGCGGCCGGCATCACCCTGCTGCAGTGGCAGCGCCGCGGCTCAAAATCCTGCCCGTTCTGCCGGGCCCTCAACGGCAAGATCGTCGGTGTTGACCAGCCTTTTGTCGACCAGGGCGACTTCACCCCGGACGGTTCGGACCAATCGCCGCTGAAGGTTCGCGGCCCCAAGATGCACGCGCCCATCCATCAGGGCTGCGTCTGCGTCATAACCCCAGTGAGAGCATGACCATGGAACGCAAGCAACTGGTACGCCCCTTTGAACTCAAGGCCCTGGCCGATGACGGCACTTTCGAGGGCTACGGCTCGGTGTTCGGGGTGGTTGATTTCGATGAGGATATCGTGGCCAAGGGCGCCTTTGCCCGGTCGCTGGCCAGCCATAAGCTGAAAAATACCCGGCCGGTGATGGCCTGGCAGCACGATGCCCGCCAGATCCCCGGCGTTTGGGAAGAGGCGTTCGAGGATGATTACGGCCTCTATCTCCGCGGCCGCCTGCTCAAGGACGATATCGCCATCGGCCGCGAAGCCTACGCCCTGCTCAAGGCGGGCGCCCTGTCCGGCCTGTCGGTCGGTATGCGGGTCTCGGTTGATGAGTACGACCGCAACTCCGGTGTGCGGACGATCAAGGAGGCCGAACTGTGGGAAGTATCGCTGGTCACCTTTCCGGCCAACGATCTCGCCCGGGTGGAGAGCGTCAAAAACATGAAAACCGTGGTCGATCTGGAACGCTATCTGCGCCAGGCAGAGGGCATGAGCCGAGCCGAGGCCCGCCAGATCGTCCACGATATTAAAACCAGCATGCGCCAGGCATGCGACCGCAGCGAGCTGGTGCAGCTCATCGAAAAAAACATTCAACTATTAGAGGTTTGAAACATGCCTGACCAGGACCTGAAGGAATTGCTGGTTAAACAGCACACCGCGTTTGAGAATTTCAAGAAGAACAACGATCTCCGCATTGCCGCCCTGGAAGCGAAGGGTCATGTCGATCCCCTCCTCGAGGAAAAGGTCGACAAGGCCAACGCCGAAGTCAGCGAGTTGGGCCGGCAGCTGGCGGAAGTCGAGAGGAAATTGAACCGTCAGCGCGGTACCGGCGCAAGCAACGAGCATCCGGAAGCAGATGAGCACAAAGCCGCGTTCGGCAAGTTTATCCGCAAAGGGCTGGATGACGGCCTGCGCGATCTGGAGCGCAAGGCGCTGAGCATCACCAACAACGAGGACGGCGGTTTTGCTGTACCGACCGAGCTGGATACCGAGATCCTGCAACTGATGCGCAACGAGTCGCCGATCCGGCGGGTGTGCACGGTGCGGCAGGTTGGAACCAGCGATTACAAAAAGCTGGTCAATGTCGGCGGAACCACTTCCGGGTGGGTGGACGAAGACGACGCGCGGCCGGAAACAGGCGCCTCGAAACTGGCCGTGCTGACGCCTCACATGGGTGAGATCTACAGCAACCCGGCAGCTACGCAGCAGATGCTGGACGATGTCTTTTTCAACGCCGAAGGGTGGATTGCGGAAGAGGTAGCCACTGAATTTGCCGAGGAAGAGAACCTTGCTTTTCTCAGCGGTAACGGCACCAAAAAGCCCAAGGGCATCCTTGCTTACACCTCGGTTGCCACCGCCGATGCCACACGCGCTTTCGGCCAGCTGCAGCACAAGGAAACGGCCGGAGCAACCGCCATTACCGGCGATGAGCTGATCGATCTGGTCTACCTGCTCCGCTCCAAATACCGCAACGGTGGAGCTTGGATGATGAACAGCGCCACCATGGCCTACATCCGCAAGCTCACCGATTCCGTTACCGGGCAGTATCTGTGGGCTCCTGGTCTGGCTGCAGGCCAACCGGCGCAACTGCTCGGCTACGCGGTGGAGGAAAATGAGGATATGGCCGATATCGCCTCCACAGCGGTCGCGGTGATGTTCGGCAACTTCAAGCGGGCCTATATGATCGTGGACCGCATGGGCACCCGTACCCTGCGCGATCCGTACACCAATAAGCCCTATGTCCATTTCTACACCACCAAACGGGTGGGCGGCATGCTGATAGACAGCCTCGCGATCAAGCTGCTGAAGCAAAAGGCCTGATCGGATTTTGATCGAAGATGAATGAAGATCCTGGCCGGGTTCGTCCCGGCCAGGATGGAGGAACGATGAAAACAGTACTGATCAAGCAGGATGTCCGCTTTCTCGGAGTTGGCTATTCAGTCACCGGTAAGCCGATTCCGATTGAGGATGATGCGGTGGCCGATGAGCTGATCAAGCTCGGGTTCGCCGAGGAGGCCGCGGTCGACGTTGCCGATCCGGGCAGCGATGACGATGCCGATTCGGGCAGGGATAACGATGACCATGGCGCGGATCACGGCCAGGGTGGTTCCACCGATGATCAGCCGGACCCGGACCGCATTCACCAGAAATCTCTCTTTGCAGCGCCGGAGAACAAGGCTCTCCAGGCGGCGCCGGAGAATAAACATAAGGAACAGGACCAATGAAAAAAGATTTCTCTTCCGAAGTCAGCCCGGTGCAGGCCATCGGGCCGGTGGTGCTCGCTGCCGATAATACCCCGGCGGCCATTGACATGAGCAACTTCGGGGCGGCGGTGATCGCCCTCAGCATCGGCATCGGCGGCATCACCTTTGATGCCACCAATAAAGTCGAATTCAAGCTGACCCACAGCGATGACACGACCTATGCGGCAGTGGCCCAGGAGGATGTCAAAGGGGTTACGGTCGGCACCGGCGGCATCATCAAGAGCCTGGTTGCGGCCCATGCGGCGGCCAGCATCACCGAAATCGGCTACCACGGCGGCAAGCGGTACCTCAAGCTGCTGGCCGATTTTTCCGGCACCCATGGCGTCGGCACCCCGATCTCGGCGGTAGTGGTGCGGGGTCTGCCCTACATCGCTCCGGTAGCCTGAGGGGCTGACTGATCATGCAGCTCGAACTGGTCACCGCTCCCCTTGCCCTGCCGGTTGAGGTCGATGAATTCCGCCGGCAGGCCTGGGAGGTCTACGACCAGGACGCCGAGGATGACACCTACCTGGAAGAACTGCTGCTCGCCGCCACGGCCCATGTGGAGACGATCACCAGCAGGCGGTTGGTGGCGCAGACCTGGCGGGGGTACCTGGACGCCTGGCCTGCGGGCGGCGGCCCGATTGAGCTGCCCTTTGGCCGGGTGACCGCCATCACCCGCTTCAACTGGCTGGGTGCCGACGCCGTCGACCACACCCTGGTTGCCGGCACCGATTACGCGGCCTCGCTGGTCGGCTGGTGGCCCAAGGTGGTGCCGCTGGCCGGGTGGCCGGGTGGAAGCCTGTTTGTGGTCGACCCGATCCGAATTGAATTCGTTGCCGGATTCGGCGCGCCAGCGGCTGTCCCGGCTGATCTCAAACGGGCCATCCTTCAACTGGCGGCCCACTGGTACAAAAACCGGGAGATCGTCCGGGTCGGCAACATGGTCAGCCCGCTGCCGACCGTGTTCGACGCCCTGGTGGCGCCCTGGCGGATCCGGCATGTCTAAGGCGGAAACTATCAGTTTGCGGGGTGGATTTGGCCCGGTTGCGGAAGAGCTGGCGCGGCTGCGAGTGCGTGATTTCACCCCGGTAATGGTCAAGATTCGGGACCTGTACATGTGGGACGCGGCGCGGGCTGCCTGGTCGGCATCCGGATTGACAAGTCGCAGCGGCGAACTGGAAGGGGCAATAACCGCTTTTGCCGGAAAGGTCAGCGCCGGTGTAGGAATCCGCACCGTCAAAGGCCGAGACCTGGTGCTGCCGAAGGCCGTAGTTCATACCTTTGGTCGTAAAAAAGGAGCCAACAAACGCCGGAGAAACAAGAAAACAGGCAAGTATTTCCGGCGCTCCCCCTGGGGCGATGTCCCGGCTCGTCCCTTCACT